GTTGAATGGGGAATACAATTAGTTGAGTGGTGTTACTACAATGCCCGCAAAACTTTTCACGCAATTCATTTCCTATGCAACACCTTTCTTCTTATATCTTACTCAAGTAATAACCCATGTTGTGCTCAAGCTCACGCTGCATACGCTCATCGGCTTCATTTTGTATGCGCTCGGCGGCGTTAGTCTTTTCAAACAACAGCGACATGCTTGGGCCGGTGCGACGAAATATCTTTCCATTCTCTTTTCTTCTAAATACTTGTTCATTCGCCTTGCCCACGTTGCCAATGAAATCACCTTTATAAACGCGGGTCTTTCCAAACAGCTTAACTTGCGCACCAAATAGCGGATGCCCTTGCTTAAGCGTCACCCATTTACCTGTTTTTAGTTTGATAGGAAGCGGCTTGTTAGTGAATCCCACGAGTACACGCTTCGCAAAGAAGTTGATTAGATTGATTCTGTTGTTTGAAATCCCCATTGAAGCATACATATCCGATAGCTCTGTGCTCGAAGAAAGTTTTTTCTTTTCAAAAAAATATCTCTGCTTTGCTTTACTTGTAGGGAGTTTTTTTCTGTCGTAGAAATCCCCCCGATTAAGCTCTTTCATTATTGAAGAGCGAATGCCTGTAAACGTGCGGGAGATTGAAGCTCTAACTGCGCTCTTTACCGCTTTCTCGTTTATCGACGTGATGAGGACATTCAGTTTATCTAAGTCTACTTTGACTTTAATCTCGGCCATGCTTTTAGTGTCGGCTAAGTTAAGCCATCTTTAAAGGCGCTTGCGCAAAAAGAACGTCACCAAACGCTACATGTAACATATTCTTAGGTGAGCCATTGCTGTACGGGCGGCACCAAATGCCTTTGTCAGTCTTTTCGACAAAAACAAATTCCCGGTAGTCGTGCTTAATATAAAGAAGCTCCCCAATTTCCCAAGTCTTAGCTTCAGCACTCAACACCACTTCAAGATTAGCGTGTTGAGAGATTTTTTTCTTTGGTGTTAGTTCCAATGGCTTTGCTGATTTCGTTTCTAAGCTCTTCTTTGTCGTCTCTTGCGCCTGCGTGCGTGCTTTGCTTTTGCGTCCCATGATTTACCTCTTCTTTAGAAATTACCTTGGCTTTAAGTTCTAGGATAGCCTTCCCCCAAATAGAAATCGTTTGCGTTAAGATATTAAGCTGCGCACAAATGGCGTCAGCATTTAATTTTGATTGAAGGATTTTTTCTTTCTCTCGTTTGGCTTTGTTTTTAAAGTAAGCGATTTCATAAATAAGTGAAGCAACGCTTAACCCTATTAAGAAAATAGCTAGTAATTGAATTTGTTCTAGTGTCATAAGTTTACCCGTGTAGATGAGGGTCAATAAAAAGTGAAAGGATAGTTCCCGCAAAAGCAAACAGTACGAAAACCAATAGCCAAAACCCTATCCACAAAAAATCTTTTACTCTTTCTCTCATCCTATCAGCCTTTCTATAGCGAGAGCTTCGCGCTCTTGCTTCGTCTTAGCTCTATGGCATTTGTCGCAAAGTGCAGTGAGATTTTTAGACGGACAAAAAAGCCGTTTAATAAAACCCCCGTCAACTTTGCCGACCGGCTCTTTATGGTCAACGTGGATTTTTGGAACTCTCTTCGCACATTGCTCGCATCTCAAAAACCCATCTTTGCCGGTAGCTCTCTGCACGCAAAGCTTTCGCGGGTATGAACGATGCCATACGATTCTACAGGCGCTTCTAAGTTTTGCGATATCCTTCGCACTCAACCCATCCACTTTTGGTGCGTCTTTCTTTTTTGGTTTTTTCTTATCCCTCATATCTTGGGTCTAATCGGCACACAGATAAAAATCAAATTTCGTCAATGTCGCCAAAAGAGACTTTACTTGCAATCGTCGCAGCTTTCTTTTGTGCCATCTCTGTGTCTGAAAAATAGAGGATACATTCATCGTCATGCCCGAACCGCACAACTACTATGTCTCTTTCGGGCTTGTACTCTGTCTTTTTGACTTCAATAGAAACAAGTTTTTTAGGGTTGATATAAAGATTAGGTTTTAACTCAATTAACTTCATTTCGACGGTCTAATCTAAGCAACAAAAAACAGCTAGTTTTTTCAGCTTTTTTGCTGTTTTTTTAAAACGTGAAAAACTAGCTGTTTTTTGTCCCTTTTTTGGTGCTCTTTTTTCTTCACGTGACAACGTGACAACGTGACACGCTTCCCACCGCTTTTGCGCTGTTTTCTAACACGGTGTCCCACCTCTCCTGCCATTATAATATAAAAGAAAGTAAAAAGAGTGTTTATGTAGACCATGTCACGTGTCACTTGACCCCCCCTTGTCACGTGTCACGTTGTCACGTGGCTTATTGATTTTAAGCCAATCTGACACGTTTTACGTGACACGTGAAATCCAGTGTTTTTCGCCTATTTTTTCGCGCTTCAATAAACCCATATCTAGCAGCTCATTTAAGAACTGTGCTCGCTTAGCATTTTTTGGCTCAAAACGTATCTTATGTATTAGCTCTTCTCTTGATATTTTTTTAGTGGGCTTGGCATCAATGGCTTTCTGTATTTTATCCATTGCGCGCGCGTAAACATCCTCTTCGTTTTGTATTTTCAAAAAGACTTTGCGGGCATTGTAGTAACACCACTCAACTAATTGTATTCCCCATTCAACGTCACTAACCTCTATCCCCGAGCGCCCGTCACTCATGCTGTGAAGCAAGCTGAGTTTAGTGGCTAGTTCCCCGAAGCGATTGAAAAAAGAAATATCAATCTCGTCGGCTTCTTTCTCGTACATCTTTTCTCGGTAGCCATGTAAAAACGCTTCGGCCTCTTCTGTGATGGGGAACTCCGTGTACGCGACTTCTGTTGTGATTTCTTTTTCAGGCGCAACAAACTCGCCGTAGTCCACTAAGTTGATGGGCGTCTTCAAATGGCTATCCGTAAATTCTTTTAACTTTTTAAAAGCTTCATCGTCTTTAAATGGGTTTTTGTTGAATCTGCTTTTTTTAGTTTTTATAAAAACAAGTGATCTCTCAAAAAATCCATTGCCTACGATTTTGCCGCCCGTGATATTTTCAAAATGATTGTAAGTGGTGAAGCCCATCAAAGTAAAATATGGATTGTAAGCGGCCCCATATCTTATGCCGCGCTCGACACTTTGGTCGCCTGCAAAAAATCCCGAAGACTTTGAAAAAAGAGTGTTGAGCATTTCTACCATGTCTTGCTGATAGCCTTCGCCCTTGGCCATGATTCTAAAAAGAGTCGAGCACTCATCAATGAGCATGAGATTTTCTCTTTGTGCTTTTCTTAGAAGCTCCGGCTCGCCTTTTCCTTTTTTCTCTTTAAAGATATTTTTTAAATTCATAATGAGCGATGGCGCTGACTTATAACTTCCCGCTCCAAGCACCCCGTGCGGGTAAAGTAATTCTTGCAAAAGAGTTTGTGGACTGTCTTTCCCCACACCTGAAGGCATCACACCCCACACCATGAGGTTAGCAGGCGTTGTGAACGCTTTCGTTTTCACAGCGAAGCGTGAAGCGGCCAACATGGATAGCCACGCGATACTTGCTCCAAGATAAACCTCGGTGTTTTCAGAAATGGAATACCTGTTGAGATAGTCCACAAAGGTTTTCATCACGCCCGTAATTTCGGGAAGTGTTTTCTTGACCTCTTCTTTAGGGGGCTCAATTGCTTCCACTTTTTTAGGCTCTATATTGGGCTGGGAAGCGCGCACCACACTCAAAGGGTCTTCGCCTCGTCTAAGTCTTTGCCTGTTGATGTTAGTGAGCATAGAGCTATAGAATCTCAAGGCACTTTCATGGGGGCTTGACCCGCTTGAATCTTTTCCTCGGCTTTTGTCTTGAAAATAGCTAAGCCCTTCGTGATGCTCTAAGTCATATCTCACTAGCTCTTTGACGGCCTCTTCAATGGGCGTGAACTCAGCCAAGAGCTTTGCAGCTTTCTTTTTTAAGCGGTCTTGTGAGCCGTGGGCGCATCTTAATCGCCCACCCTCTCTCACAGCTTGAAAAACCCCATCAAGTTCAATGGCGGGGCTAATAGAGGCCGAAAAAGAAGCGTCTATGCTGCTTTCAGCCGTGCCGTATTTTCTTATGTAGTGTTGCTTGATGGCATAGAGGTCGTTTTGACTGAGCTTAGGGAGTTTGTCGGGGCTGTAGTCTTTGAGGCTTTTGATTTCTCCAATCCACTCAAAGGGCTTACGAGTAGACGGGTGAATCGAAGGCGGTAGCACCACAAGCATGTTGTGATTTAAAAACTCAACAGAGTCGTCAAGCTCTCTTGCACCGAAAAGGATTTTGCTTTCGCACTCTTCGAGGTGTTGGAAAAAATAGCTTCCTAAGTTCTTACCTTTTTTGATAAGTGGGGAATGGGGGACCACTTCTAAAATGTCTTCTGATTGCGTGTCGAGGTCTAAGACTGACACGTTAGAAGATTTTCCCGTAATGAGGCCGAGGCCACAATTTTTTAAATTGAATTTCCTATCCCACTCTTTGCAAACTGCGTCGGGTATGCCGTCGTGGTGAATGCCCGTGAAGCCGCCGAGTCGGTCGAGTTTTTCAATAGGTTTTTTTGTTGCGGGAATTAAAGGTATACATTGCCATCCAAGTTTTTTAAGTTTGAGAAACATCGGGCGCACTCACTGTTTTGTTTTTCTTCGGTTGTTTCTTTTTGTAATGTGAGTAAATAAGTTCCGCGGTGACCTCGCCTTTCGAAAGCTTTTTAATTTTCAAATACATTTCGAGGCTAGGCATCACGCGCCCGTTACACCAATACTGCACTGCGCGTAAAGAGACGCGAAGTTTTTTTGAGACGCCCAGCGCGCCGCCCTCTTGCTTAACCCAATCCGTAAATTTTATGTCCATAAACTTTTTCCTTTTCTGTTTGTTGCTATGCGCAAGCATATTCATGCAAATTATTTCTATTAACTTTGCACATAGGAATTTCTTTAGCTAGACCACGCTTAGAAATTATCTCGAAAGTGTTGACGCGAAGTGAAACTATATTTTGAAAAAGACTATTTTATTTTAGCAGTGCCATTTGAAAAAAGGCATCTTGCAAAAAACGCAGGCTTCACTTGGAATTTAACAGCAAAGCGTTGGTTCACAAAAGAGCTTTCCATAGTGAACAGAATAAAAGACTTAGTTGAAATGGACGTGTCCGCGCGTACTGAGTTAGACAAAAAACTCTTATTTGTTGAAGAAATAAAAGATGCAATCGAATGGCCCGCGCACTTAGAGCCACGCGCTTATCAACTTGGAGCGGCTCGGTTTTTAGCGAGTAGAAAAAAAGCTTACGCGAATTTAGCGCCGGGACTTGGAAAAACAATTGTCGCCGCTCTTGTTATAAATTACTTGAACAAAAAAGCGAAAGAACTTCACAAGACGCTTTATGTTTGCCCGCCCTTTCTTGTAGAAAATACAAAAAGAGAATTTGAGAAATGGGTTTTAAGTCGTCACCCTCATGAGATTTCTACACTTGCCGACAACCGAGATACAGCTATTTTAATTGTTCCCGATTCAATGACTCATAAAAAAGAAACGCTAGAAGTTATTCACAAATTCGCGAGCACGTCTAAAGACACAACAGTCTTTTATGACGAGGCTCATAGGGTTAAAGAGGCTTCGGCGCAGCGTTCGAAAGCTTTTTATAAAAATATCCTTCCGTTGTTTTCTCGCGGCTATTTGATGAGTGGGACACCTTCGCCGAACTCGCGCCCTATGGAACTCTTTGCACCCCTTCATTACCTAGCCCCATCCGTGATCGGATTTAAAAATAAGTTTCAATATGGTGTGAAGTATTGCGCAGGCTTTCAAGGCTCTTGGGGATGGGACTTTAACGGCGCATCGAACTTGGGCGAACTCCAAATGCTTATGCGCCCTTTTATGCTCACCATGAAAAAAGAAGACGTCTTGAAAGAACTACCGGCAAAGACTGAAGAGATTATTTTCGTCGGCAACGGCGTTCCTAAGAAATTAGACAAAATAAACAAAGAGATTTTAAAAGTTTTTAGTCCTGAAGACTTGATGAAAACTCGAATCGCTTCGAAATTAAGTGTTGGGAAATCTGAGCTTCATATCGCCACATATAGAAAAGAGCTTGGAATTTTAAAAGCTGAAAAGAGTTTAGACTTTATCGAGCACACTTTAGAATCTACTCGTGAGAGCATTTTGATTTTTGCCATCCACAAAGAAGTCATTGGGATATTAAAAGACGGGCTTGAAAAATTTAAACCTTTAATAATTACAGGCGACACAAGCATGAGTGAGCGCGCAAAAAGAGTCGCTGCATTTCAAGCGGGTGAGTCGAGAGTTTTTATCGGTAACATTCAAGCAAGTGGGACGGGCTTCACTTTAACAAAAGCAACGCGTGTGATTTTTGCAGAGTTTAGTTATGTCCCCGCTGAAAACCTTCAAGCAATGGATAGAGCACACCGAATCGGGCAACATGAGAATGTTTTGGTCCAGTATTTAGTGTTTAAAGATTCTGTTGACGCGACCGTCATGCAGAGCATTTTAAAAAAGAACAAAGACGCTATCGTCTAAAAAAGAAAGAGAGAGAGAAAATATGCAATTACAAATTAACGTCAATGTCGGAGATAAGAAATCAATCATGGAAGCAATGGCTGTGCTTCATAAATTAAGTGAAGGGACTGTCATGTCCACGCCTGAGCCAACTTTAGAAAATGGGCATATCAAGCCTCTTCGCAAGAAAGCTGCGAAACAAGATGAGACTTTCGACCTTGAAGCTGAAACTTTCGACACCACAAAAGACGACCCCGAAATGACTGAAGTTGAAGAGGCAAAAAAGATTAGTCAGACAGAAGTGATAAAAGCGTTCCAAGTTTTTGCGGGCGCAAAATCACGCGTTGAAGCCGCAAAAGTTTTGGCGAAGTTTAAAGTGAAGTCAGTCAAAGAGCTTAAAGAATCTGACTACGAAAAAGTGCTTAAGCTTTTAGCGGTGTAAGTCGTGCAGCTTGAAGGTGAAAAAAGAGCGCACGCGAAGTTTAGCGCGTCGGGTTCCCATATATGGACTGAGTGCAGTCGCTCTGTTGAGCTTTCCGCAAAAGCGCCGCCGTCTGAAACTTCAGAGTATGCGGCACTTGGCACTGAAGCCCATGCGTGTCTTGAATTAGTCCTAAGAGAGTATTTTGCTAAAGGCAAAGACATGCCTTTGGGTCCACTTATTCACGAAATAAAAGAAATGGGCTTATTTTCTGACGAGATTTTAGACCACGTTTTCACAGCGGCGAAAGCCATAAGAGACTTGAGCCGCTTCGGCGGCGACATAAAAATCGAGCACAGAGTAGATTTAAGTTTTGTACACCCCGGCACTTTCGGCACTGTAGATTTTGCAGTGGTCGAAGAGTTTGGGCGGCTTACAATAGTAGATTTTAAGTATGGGGAAGGCATAGCGGTTGATGCAAAAGAAAACTCGCAATTGATTTTCTATGCACTGGGATTAGCCCACGAATATAACTACAATTTTGCAGAAGTTAAAATCGTAGTCGTACAACCTCGTGCGGAACACCCCGACGGCGTTGTCAGAGAGTGGGACACCGACATAGACACACTTTTAGAATGGAAAAACAAATTCATTTTAGCGGTGAAAGCTAGTCTCGCAAAAGATGGCTCTTTTAAATCCGGCGAGCATTGCCGTTGGTGTAGGGCTAAGCCCATTTGTCCCGAACTATCGTCAAAAGCTATGAAGCAAGCCTTGATTGACTTTGATTCAGAGCTTGGAGCCATTGCGCTCCCACAAGTGAATGACAAAACACCTCTTGAGTATTTACCGCAGGCGCTCGACGCTTCGGAGAAATTAACCGTGTGGATTAAAGCACTGAAAGAAGCGGCTTTTAATCGTCTCAAAAAAGGCGAGAAAATACCCGGCTACAAGCTTGTAGATAAACGGAGCACAAGACGATGGGTCAATGCTGAAGAGGCGGCAAGCGTTGCACAGCCTATTTTCGGCAAAGAGATTTTCGAGACACGCCTAAAAACACCGGCGCAGTTTGAAAAATGCTTCGGGAAAAAAGACGTTAAAGGATTTTTCTCGGACCATGTGACGGATGTTTCAACAGGCGTGACACTTGTTAAAGAATCCGACCCGCGCCCCGAAGCGCGTACTGTTGCGGAAATTGATTTCGAAAACGATTTTGATAAGCCCGAAAATTACGTTGTAAAAATGGACGCGTTGCCGCCCGCCATAAACATAAAAATGAAAGTTCCCGAAAAAGTTATTAAAGCCGCGATAAAAGAATCCAAAAAACAAAAGGTAAAAAAGAAAGTAAAGGTAAAGAAAAATGACAATAGAAAAAAAAGATAAGATGGTAAAAACCCCCGTATTCAGAGCGAGCTTCCCGCATGTCTTCAAGCCACATTCAGGCTTTGAGGGACAAGCTGCAAAGTATTCTCTCGTTATGCTTTTCGACAAAAAGACCGCTGACATAAAAGACTTAAAGAAAGCGGCCCTCGCTGCGGCAACAGAGAAATGGGGACCTAAAGAAAAATGGCCTAAAAACTTAAGACTTCCATTCCGTGACGGCGACGAAAAATCAGACATGCAAGGCTATGCTGGGACTATTTTTGTAAACGCTTCAAGTAAGCAAAAGCCACAAGTGATAAACAAAAACCGTGAGCTTTTAACTGAAGACGACGGCGCTTTTTACGCGGGATGTTTCGCGAAGGCTACACTTATGGCCTACGCATACGACACCGCAGGGAACAAGGGCGTTTCTTTTGCTCTTCAAAACGTGCTTAAGGTCGGCGACGGCGAAAGCTTTTCAGGACGCAAAGCGGCTGAAGACGATTTCTCAGAAGAGGATTTCGAAATCAAAGATGGGAGCGACGACGCTTCTAACTATGACGCTGACTTAGGATTCTAATGGCTAAAAACTATTTCGTTTTTGACATAGAAACGCGCTCAGAGTGCGACCTAAAAAAGTGTGGCGCAGCGGAATACGCACGCCATCCGACTACGGGCGCTTTCTGTGTGTCGTGGGCTAATGGACCCAAAAACGAATTGTTTAAAGCCCCCATAGAATCTTGGTCCCCCGTACTTGGCGGGCGAAAAGAGTTTTTAATCGAAAAACTTTTAGACCCCGACACTATTTTAGTGGCCCATAACGCATCGTTTGAAAGGGCTATCACGCGCTTTGTTCTTTCTCGCATCTTAAAAGAGCCGAGGCTACAAAACCTTGAGGCTGACAGATTTCTATGTACGGCTTCAATGGCGTGTAGCCTTGGGCTTCCACGCTCGCTTGAAGGGGCTTGTAGCTCGCTTGATCTCGGTGAGAAAAAGGACGGCGAGGGTAGAAAGCTTATCCTTAAATATACCAAGCCTAGAAAAGCTACCGCAGGCAACAGCGCGAAATGGCATAACGATTTAAACGACCTCAAGCGCATTATTCAATACTGCGAAAACGACGTTAAAGCCGAAGTCGAGCTTCTACTTTCCATTCCAGAATTGTCAGATTTCGAAAGACGCCTTTGGATACTCGACCAAAAAATCAATGAGCGCGGTTTTCAAGTGGATAGGGGCTTAGTGCTTGCGTGTCTTAAACTTATCGAGCAAGAAAAAGCTTTGATCGAAGCCCGCACTGTTGAGCTTTCAAAAGGCGAAATCCCCTCGACCACTCAAAGAGATAAAACTTTAGAATGGCTGAAATCAAAAGGTGTGAATCTCCCTAACCTTCAAGCAAAAACTGTGAGAGATTTTTTAGCAACAGGCGAAGGCATTGACGAGGCAAGAGAGATTCTTTCTCTTCGTCAATCGGCTTCAAAGACTAGCACCGCAAAATATGAAGCCTTTGAAGCGCGCTCTCGCTTTGATGGGCGCAGTCGTGACAATTTAATTTTCCATTCCGCAAGCACGGGTAGATGGGCTGGGAGCGGTGTTCAAATGCAAAACTTGCCTAGAAGTAAAACAAAAGACACCGACCAATTGGCCGAGGTCTTAAGACTAAAAGACTTAGAGCTTGCACGTCTTCTTTATGGCGACCCGATGAGTGCTATTTCCGATGCGCTAAGAAGTTGTTTTGTAGCTTCGCCCGGCAAAGAACTCTTCGTCGTGGATTACTCTTCAATCGAAGTGCGTGTGCTCTTTTGGCTCGCGGGTCACGAAGAGGGGCTGAAATCTTTTCGCGAAGGGCGCGACCTCTATGTGGAAATGGCCGCTAGGATTTTCAAAAAAGCGGCGAAAGACATTTCGAAAGAAGAGCGCGCTTTAGGCAAGGCCGTAATTTTAGGGTGCGGGTATTCCATGTCAGCGGGTAAATTTTATGAGACGTGCAAGCTCTTCGGAATGAAAGTGTCTGAAGACCTAGCTAAGCTCGCAGTCGATACCTATAGGGAAGTGCATTCGCCTGTTGTCGAGTTATGGAAAAAATTCTCAAGCACGACAATCGCCGCAGTCCAAAATAAAAAAACTTATAACTGCGGCAAGGTGAAGTGGGGAATGGACGGGGATTTTCTTTTTATGGAACTTCCAAGCGCAAGACGTCTTAGCTATTACAGGCCAAGTCTTCGAAACGAAGCTACACCTTGGGGCGAAATGCGCCCATGTCTTTACCCTTGGGCGCAAAACGGGCTTACGCGTAAGTGGGAGCAATATAAATTCTACGGGGCTTTAGGTGTAGAAAATGCGTGCCAAGCCATATCAAGAGATTTAATCGCCGACGCCATGCTCAAGGCTGAAGGCGCGGGCTTCGAAGTGTTGCTTTCCGTGCATGACGAACTGATAGCCGAAAGAAAAATCGGCGAGAGAGAATTAAAAGATTTTGAAAAAATAATGCTTGAGACACCTGTTTGGGCTTCGGGCTTGCCGATAGCCGTCGAGGGCTTCAAGTCGAGACGATATAGAAAGTAGGATGAAATGAACAAAGCAAAAATTGCACTTCACCAATACCAAGCAATGAATTTTAAACCGCAGTCCCATTTCGTTGTGGATTTTGATTTAAACGCTTATCCCGAGACGGCTTGCGGAACAGCCCTCGTGGGGATAGCCCGCGCTATCGGTCTAAGGCCAAGAGACGAAAGTGACGCGGAGTTAAGAGCAAGACTACTCCAAGAGTTTGACAAAGTGCCGCCCCCTAAAAAGAATAAGAAACTATGAGAAAGCAACATCTATGAGTGGAATTTTTTATGTATGTAATAGCTGCGGGAAAGAAACGCACAGTTTGGATAAACTTTTAGTTTGCTCTTGGTGCGCATCAAGTGACCTCGACGCTTCCCGCACAGAAGAGGTGTACGACGAAAGAGAATTAGACGGTGAAGTGTTTGGCGAAGAAAGTTTTTTCACCGAGAGTTTAGAAGAGTTGGAAGGGGACTTAGATTTATGAGTGGAATGATAGAAGACGAAAACAAAAAGGTGCCTGAAGAAACTCAGTCCGCACCTGTACAAATAAAAATGAATAGAAAAGAAAGACGCCGCGCGGGGATGAGGGCTCGTATGCCTTGGAGCAAACAAGTCGAGGGCTTTCTTTGTTTACTTAACCACAACAAATACGTGAAGAAAAAAGAGGGAATGAAAGAATGAGAAACATCGAAAAGAAATTAGTAGACTGGTTAGACAAGAAACTCGCAAGCAACGGACTTGCACAAAAAGCTATTGCAGATAAAGACGCTAGGACTTTGTTTCGCTTAGCCGCTGAAAGCTGTGTAGGTATAAAAGAGCAAGGAAATAACTCCGGCCCCATGGTCGAGCTTTTCCAAGAGACAATAGGAAATGCCGTAAAGGAAAACTGGTGTATGAGTTTTGTACAAAGTTGCTTAGGCTATGCAGAAAAAAAGACGGGGATTAAATCACCGGTGTTTGCAAGCGAACTTTGCACAGAGGTATGGTCTAAGACACCAAAGTCTAACCGCGTGAAACTAGCACCTGCACCCGGTGCTATTACAATTTGGCAAAGAGGCAACACTATTTATGGCCACACCGGCGTAATGTTAGAGTATCAGGGCTCAAAGTTTTCATCGTGTGAAGGAAATACTAGCGACTCTAATATGAGTAACGGGGATTGTGTAGCGCTTAAAAGCCGCTCATCTAAAGCAACAGGTAGATTAAAGGTGCTGGGCTGGATTAAGCCTTTTTAACGTATGGAAGTTGTACTTAAAAAAAGCGGTGCAAAAGTTTTAATTGACACCGAAGACTTGCATTTTTGTAAGGCTTTGCAACGAGGACGAGACGGCCTTGTGTATTCGAGGTGGTGGGAGAAAAAAAAGCAGGTCAGAGTTGGGCTTCATCGTTTGATAATGAATGCTCCAAAAGGATTAACCGTAGACCACATAAACGGTAACACTTTAGATAACAGAAAGAAAAACTTAAGATTAGCGACACCGTCTCAAAATTCTTGTAACCGTAATAGACCAAGAATGTTATTGAAACATAAGTATAGAGGCGTTGCGTTTTTTCCTAGGCTTACTAAAAACCCATGGAATGCCCGTATTAAGGTAAAACAAAAAAGTATTTATATTGGATATTTCCCGACAATTGAAAAAGCTGCACTAGCTTACGACAAAATGGCTCTTAAGCACCACGGCGAGTTTGCGCGATTAAACTTTCCAAGAAAGGAAAAGGCATGAACACCGTCGAAGAGGTACAAGAATTTTTATCTTACTGCGTAAGTGAAATGAAGAGCGTTTTAAAAGAGGGAACAGAAGTGACAATCATACTTCGCGACCCGCGAGGGGTTAACAACTTAGCGTTAAGCTTCGACGGCGCGCCGCTTGATGGGGCTCTTGAAGCTTTAAAGAAAATCGTCGAGAAAAGAGCCCAAGCATGAAACTCTTATTTTTATTAGCATCCCTCAACATGGCTTTTGCGTTTTCTAAAAAACCCACTGAGCCCGCACCTACTCCCTCAACACCAAAGACTGACATTGAAGCCCTAGCGGCTAACAGCGCTTGCGCTAAAGTGGTATGGAAGGATAGAGGTGTGGCTCCAAAAGCCTACATCAAAGGTATGGCTCGGGTGTTCTTTGAAAACGCCTGCGATAAAGGGGGCCTTGTAGATGCGGCCATATCCGCACCCCTTGGAAGCTCAAGTAAAGATGCCCTGAAGTATTACGGTCTAGCGCCCAACCGTGTAGCCCTTTTTACCCTCTTAACAGGGCTTGGGATGCGCGAAAGCTCTGGAAGGTACTGCGAAGGTAGGGACGGCTCAGCGAGTAACGTCACGGCAAGCACAGCGGAAGCCGGGCTCTTTCAAACAAGCTACAACTCAGTCGGGGCTAGCTATGTACTTAAAACCCTTTTTCAGAAATACACCGAAGGCCAAGGGGCTTGTTATCTAGATATCTTTAAAGAAGGTGTTAGTTGTAGCAGCAAAGACGCGATTAACTACGGCGCAGGCAATGGGCACCTCTTTCAAGAGCTAAGTAAAACATGCCCGGCGTTTGCTGTTTACTACGGAGCTGTGATGCTTCGGGTACTTCGTCAGCACTATGGTCCTTTGAATCGTAAAGAGGCGCAGTACAAAAAGGAATGCGAGAAAATGTATTCCGAAATCGAAGCGCTCGCGACACCTAGCAATTGTAAAATTTAATAAGGCCTATTTCTAAGATACGGCATGTGGCTACAAACAGCCTTTACTATTTTAGTCTTGCACGCTTGGCGGTATGCGGAAGGGTGAGCTTTCTCAAACTCTTTTCGCGTTTTATATTTCAAAGCTTCTTTCTCAATTCGCTCTTTAGTCCAGTAGCCATAGGGAACTGTTCTAGTCTTGTCTTTCTTCGTTTGCATAAACACCTTCCCAGAATAAGTAATTAAGGGCTAAGAATAAGGTCATTAAGCTTAGGTAGGCTATTAAGTAATTCATAAGACCTCATCTTTATTTTCGCTTGTGTCTGGACTTTTCTTTCTTATAGTAGGTTCATTAAAATACTCGCTGTAATTAATAGACCAAACTTGTTCCGGCCCAAGCCCATCTATAACTTGTGGCTCTAGCCAATCTAAAAAATCGTCAACTCCTCTATTGTACTTAGCTTGTGTAATCATGGACAGAGTTGTTTGGAAGTGACAATTTTCTACAGAAATAAATGGCGATGTGGCATGATACGCAGAATCGCAAAGACCTATTCTATCTAGAATTTCTTTTTTAAAGTCCTCTAATTTATCGTCATCAATTCTTTTTATCCCAGCCGAAACTATTAGTGCGTTATAGTCTCCCATCTCTATTCTCTCTCCTTAAGGTGCGGATTAAGTTTAAGTAGCTCATCAATGCACATATTCCATCCACATATTTTACCTTCATGAAACGTATTTCTATGGGTAATATTATTGGTTAGTTTTTCAGGCAAAATCACCCTCGATGCTAGCAGCGACCGCTCGCACGCTTTCCATGCTTGCTCGAAGTACCACTTACTTGTGACCGTTTCGTTTTGTGGTGCAGTTAATTCCCGCCACGCTTTTTCAATTATTATTCGTGTGCTCATTTGTGAATCAGCCTTTCAATTCTACTCTTTGCTATTTTATTTTTATTAAAGGAAAATCTACGTGCTTCGTAAGATATGGCCGCGATGCCCATTTCTTTATGGCACCAATAAGGATAAATGTTTGAAAGTCTCAAGTGGTATCTAAGAAGCAATTTAAGATAGTAGAAAAATTCTTTTATCATTCTTGCTCCTTAGAAAGTTCAAGCAAGAGTGCATCCGCAAAGAGCACAGCCTCTTTTGCGATAACACTACGGGTGTCGCAGCCATGCGCAAGACATAGATTTTTTAATAGTTGCTCACCTGATTTTCTAAGAAATACATTTTGTAAATTCTGCATAGCCAAGCCCGCAAGCCATTCCCTTTTTGAAAGCCCATCAATCATTACACCTTCACAAGTAGGTGCCCCCACTTGCGGAAAAGCCGCGTCTCTTATTCCATTCTTTTTCATTCGTGCCCCTTTAAAAGCTTTTGTTTTGCGTCCCTGAAATCACACTCAAGCAAAATGCCCGCTATTGTAGAAGCCCACATTTGATCTAAGTGCGGCTGACAATATTCAAGGATGGCTTGTCTTTGAGCTTCGCGGAAATCTGCTCTCTTTTGTATATTAGCTATTTGCTTATCTAGCCTTTCATTAAATTCCTTAAATCTTTGTTCACGAGCTTTCATGCGCTCATTGAATTTTCTAGAATCGTAAATATTAAAAATAAAAAAAGCTAAGATACATAAAAAAGGAATGGCTTGTAAAAATAAGTTCATTTTGCTTCACCTCTTAGTATCTGAAAAAATACTTTCGTCGCGGCCTTAGCTCCCGATATCCAACTAAAATTTTCTGCATTGGTAAATTTTTCCCGCTCTTTAAAAAACACCTTGTAATAGGCCTTTTCTACTTCGATCTCGCTAGGGAGTGTGGCATCGAGCCGCGTCTTTCTACCGTATTTAGTTTCTTGAAGCTCAACTTCGATTTCACTCGAAACGCTGTAAACGCGGTTACGCCCGAGCTTGTAGAAATATTCCGCAAGTTGAATAGGTGTATCGAACTCTTTAAACTTTTGTGTTTTTAGGAATGCATTCCAAGCATTGCTAAATTCTAAAATGTGTTGGCTCTCTTCATTGTTCATTTCTTCTTTTCCTTTTTAGCCCAACGCTTCGCTATGTTTTTTTTATTGGCGAGCTTTTTCTTTTCTGAAGTTTGCGAGCCGCCTTTTTTTCCTATCTTAGAAAAATATTCTGATAGGTCTTTTTTCTTAATCATTTTTATTCTCACCTTTTGCTTTTTTGATTGCATCCCGCGCTTTTGCCATTGCCGGTACTAAGTCGGACACTTCATGAATCGCAGAGTTTTTTATGACAAAAGATATTTTTTCCAAAGCGGCTAATAACTCAGGCGCGGCGGCTATGAGGTGAGCGTTCGCGGCTTGTTCTTCAATAGCTAAATGGGGCTCGCCAAAACTTTCGTGACTTCTTAATACGGCTAAAGAATACTCTTCAAATGGAGATTTCCCGCTTTGGTAAATTGCCCAGCTAGACCTTTCGCCTAATTGAATGGCTTCCCAAGGCCCTTTAGTAAATTTGTTTTTCACAGAAGCACCATGTCTGAAACTTTTCCGGGCTTTATATCCGAGGGGTCACACTGAAGCCCAAAGCCCCCGCCTATTTGTATTCTCACAGTGTAGCAATAGTGCGTAGGTCGCCCGTCTTTGTTGCCTCTATAGAAGCGGCCCATGCCTGCGCGAGCGCATTGCTCCGTTATGTTTTGAAGGTGAAGCTGTTCAATTTTATCGGGTCTTTTTTTAGGGCCTGTTGTGTACATCCAACCGTTAGCAAATTTTTCGTCGGGCTCTTTATAAACTTTCATAACCCACCTAGGGTTATAAGCTTTTAGTTTCTTGTGGGCTTCGTAGCATTGAAGCTCACCTGCTTTAAGCATCGGCGTGATAAAGAACAGAATTAAAAAATACTTTTTCATTTCGCACCTCTTTCCATTTCAAGACGCCCTAAGAGCGCGTACATATTTTCTAAAATTTCATGCTTGTGATTTTGTATGCTCCCGTCGATATCATCGCCTAAAGAGTCCATACCCTCTAAGCTGTCGCAATTTTGTAGCACAGTGGTGAGCATGCTTGAAGCTTCGTAGTATCTAGCCAAGGTGTCCTTAAGCCCGACAATGTGGGCTTTAACCTCTTGAATCTGAGTGTCTAAGCTTTTTTGTTCCATAAAAGAAAGAGTATACGAAGCGGCTTGGAATTTCTAGCAGAAAACGACATTCCGCATACTTAGCGTGAAAAGGATTGCGTTAAGAAAGCCGCCAAGTCTAGGTGTCGAACCTAGCGATGTGCACTCGGCCCCTGCACTCGACGGTAAAATTCGTCTTAGCCCCTAATTCATTGTGGCGTCAACTACCTTCACACCATGCCTAAAGTGCTGCTTAAATGTTTTCTGGGCGTACTCAAGGGCGTCTACTTCGTCATGAGCATACGCATCGCCTAAGTAAGTACCTAAGGAGCCGTCTGCTTTCAGGGCATAAATAAAATACCTGTATATGTAGCGAGGCTTAAGCGTGAATTTATCATCCTCGGGGTCAATCATAGCCTTAAGTATAAAAGGGAAGTGCAGTCATTTAACCACACTTCCCTTTTAATTTTATTGAGGGAGCGTCAAACTCGGACGCTCTTTAAGGGCTCTATTTATGCTTGGGGTTAAAGCCGATCATGTCGATAACTTTAGACACCCAGTAAGACACCTTGCCGATAACATCGCTGATTTTGTTATCAACGCTATTTGCGGTCTTGTCTTTGATGCTATCCACTGCGGACTTAAGGCCGCTAAGCCCCAAGTTGAAAGCCACAACGTACATAAGCACCTCGGAAATTAAAGGCCATTTAGTCATTAGTTCTTCAAACATTTTTAATTACTCCCCTTGTTATTTTAGAACGGCTTTGCAACGACACTAAGTGCCATTTCAAGGCCGGTTAAAATTATTTCCTTATCAGTGCCCTTGTCTAATGTGACATAGAACGCTTGGCGTTTGCCCTCTTTAAGAAGCGCTGTCTCTGTGTCGGAAAGCACACATTGGATAGTGCCCGCATCACTAGAAACAATTGTCGCAGATTTCGTGAGCGTTGAAGCGTCCGCATTTTGAAAGCTCATGCTCTGCGCGGTTACACCACTTAAGCTGTAGGGCGTGCCGTCTTTCTTTCTCAAAACTACTTTAACAACTTTGTCTTCACCTTTAACTACTTGAATAAATTCGCTCATAAAATTTTCTCCTTAATCGCACTCACACACTGTAGCTACAACTTCAGGCGATGCCTCTACTATAGCTTGAACTTCGGGACTATCGTCAACGATGGCCACAACTTCGCCGCCGTTAAGCACTGATGAATCATCAAGGCGCGGTATCTCAACACACACTGTAGAGTGTACAGCGCTTGGTGTTGTAAAGCCCGCGTCGTTGAAGGCTTGATATTGCACCGTAATAAAAGGGCTATCAGGCATAACACCCATGTTGCTTGTATAAAGCCCAGCACTTTCGTGTGGGAGCGAAAAAGGACTTCCCGAAATCGGAGTGTCGGTTGAATCTCTCACCACAGCTCTGACGTATTTCGAGGTGTCCCCATCGTGAAGCTGAAAAGCTAAAGGTATTGTTTGGCCTTTTTTTAAATTCATTCTAGCAATCCTCGGCACCTTCGAGGATGCACTCTTTAACTTTAGAGTAAGCAAGCACTCTTAGGTCGCCTTGCATGTCCTCGTTGTTTGCTTCAAAAGAAAAGTCTAAAGAATCAAGTGGGCTTTTTCCGCTTGCTGCGAACTCAGCATTCGCGAACAATTCAAAAACAGCAAAAATTTTGTTTTCTTTTTTTATGTATCTCAATTGTTCGATACGCCAATAGTCGCCTTCGACTCCAAAAACTGAAACATGATTTTTTCTTAAAGCCATTTAAGTTTCACTCCATTTTTTCTTAGGACATTCTTCAGAAGCAAGTGCGGCTTTTGCTTTCACAAAACAGCCACACGCTCTACACCTTTGGCCTTTTAGATACTCACATGAATTGCAAATATCTAAGCGCTCTTGGATTTTTGATTCTTCAAGAGTTAGGTGCCCGTGCTCTACTGCATAAGCAATGGCATCTTTCACCGCTAGTGTCGCGTTCTTCGCGATATCTAACCAAGAGCAAGTGCCGCAGTCTTTAGACAATCTCACGCCTCTTTTTAATTTCACTTTGTACTTTTAACAGGTGAGACTTGAGGGGATAAATAGCATCAATAAGCGCGGCCTCATCCACTAGAAGTTGAGCAAGTGGTGCCTCTTCAATAGGGATAACTTTAGGAGCAAACATGCTTTTCAAGTCAACATCGGAGCCGGCTTTAACATTTAAAATCTGTCCGTTTTGGTAAGAGACGATAGTCGGGAAAGATTTAACAAGCTCGCTTGTAGCAATAGAATCGGGCTTATCTCCTAGCTTGTACATCCCACACACTTCATCAGCGTACTGACTGTGCTCTTGAAAAATGGGCTTCATTTTATCGCAATGCCCGCAGCCTTTTTCCCTGTAGAAAAATACAAGTAGCTTGGGGTTTTCTAAAAGGGCGTCTTTAAAATTACTCTCGTTTAATTCAATCATATTTTGTAACCTACTCATCTTTAGTTTTGGAGCAATAAAGGTATCCAAAACTTTCCTTCCGTATATGAGCCGCTGCATACATAGTTACCGTCGCAGTTAGGGTCACTCCAACTACACCCGCTTACCGCTGTGCATTCCTCTTCCGAACTTCCGTTGCAAGTGTTGGTCCAAGAACAACCACTCGTTCCGTTACAAGTGGCTTCATCCCCATCAAAATTTGAGCATGGTCTTGTAACGTTATGGTGGTGAAGCATCACGCGCTCAAGGTGAGCGTTTAAAGTTATACCGCTAGGATATCCCTTAATAACATCGTCGCCACTTGGTAAAATTGTAAGCGCGCCGGGGTCTGTTGCGATATCTACAATGGAATAGATTCTAGATTTATTGCTTCTATTAGCTTCACTTGAAAGTGGTAAGTACACCGTTTGACTCGTAGACCATGTGCATCCTGATTCAGCATTACAAGGCGTCTCGGATGTTATGTTGCTACAAAGAGCTGTTCCGTTACAAGCAGCGCCGTATGTTCCAGTGCAGCTACCTGTTGGGTAGTCGCCCGAGCAAATGTTTCCAGAACAAGAGGTGTTATATTGGCCGGAGCAAACACCGCCGCAAGTAGAGCTTCCGCTATCCCATACGCAGCTCGCGCCGCTACAAGATGATTCATCAATGTAGCTTGAACAGTTTCCACTATCATCGAACCAAGAGCATCCCGAATTTCCTTCACATGAGCTTTGATCGGTAAAGTTGAAATTTGAGCAATTTTCGCCCGACCAAGAACATCCCGTAATTGCTGTGCAAGAACTTTCGTCGCCTTGACTTCCGCATGTCGAAGCATCCCAGCTACAAAAGCCGCCGCCGCCAAGCCCTGTACAAGTGCTTTCGTCGGTGTTTGAAGCGGAACTACAGCTTGCTTGTTCCCATGTACACCCACTTGTTACAGTACAACTAGATTCATCGCCATTGAAATTTGAACAAGGGTCTCCTGCGAACCACGTACACCCTACGGCATTGTGCGCATTACAGTTTGTAGCATTTGTGTAAGAGCTACACGCAGCGGAAGGTGTGCCCGCACAAGAGATAGCAAGGCTTGGGTCACAGTAAGCCACTGTTTCGTTAATCGAAAGCGTAGCAATCGCTTCAGTTATAAGGCGACCTTTAACCGCAAGTGAGCCGCCCGAACTTAAAGTAGCCGTGGGACTACTAAGCGAAGCTCCCGTGCCTGTTTCAAAAGAACTTGTCGAGAGCGCCGCTCCCGACATATATGAGCCCGATTGAGTAAGTTGTAAAACCAATTGCGTGCTGAAAACTGAAGTACCTACTTGAAACTCATGCATCCCGCCGCCTGAGCCGCCGGACCTGTAGATAGTTGAGCCGGTATCGGAAGTGCTTAAGCCATAACGAATGTTGCCGCCAAAGCTAGAAATAAAATGGCTATTAGCCCCCGAAGGGTTAATCATTTGAATATGATCGAGGGTGCCCGGCTGAGAGTTACTCGCATTCATCGACACCTGAAAGCGTCCTTGAAATGTGTGCAACGGGAAGTTTGGAATTGTAGAATCGCCTGTTCGCGACTCCCATAAAGTAGAATAAGTAGCGCCTTGATCGACTGAGGCATCAAGTCTTAGCCTTGGCCTAGTCCCACCCGCTGCGGCCTCGGGAAAGTTTCTCAGTCTTGCAAAAGACCTTTCAGGTGCTCCATTTGAGGTGTTAAATGCAACACCCACAAAGTGCATTGAGGGCGAGGGAACTTGTGAGTTTTCCGCAGAGTTTACAGGGATAGCCCTAGCTAAAAGAAATTGATCTCCTAGCCATGAGTTTTGTCTAGCAAGTAAATTCCTAACAGTAGGGGAAACTGGGCCAAACATTACAAGTTATATCCTTCCCCAATTAAGCTGATTTCTCTTGAAGCTGAAACAGCGCTTAACACCTTAGCTTTCAAAATCGCGTTGGGCGGGAAGTCCATAAAAAGATTTCCGTTTTGATCTACGTTCATAGAGCTTCGGATAGTAGCCGCTGCGAGTAAGTTTTGAGCGGCTATAGCGTTTGTGTTTCCAGTGTTAGCTAACACCTGCACAGTGCCTAGAATGTAGTCCACTCCGCTAATTGAAATAGCTAACTGAACGTCTCTGTTTGTAGTGTCGGTAGAAGTAACATGGATGCCGTTAAGTCTTGCGCCGTTTGCGCCTGCGGTCCAAATGTTTTTAAAAGCTGTTGTGTCCGCTGGTACTATTTTCGCTGCGGTAGTGTTTGGTGTTTGAAAAAAGATTGCGGCCATTTAAAAAAGTCCCCCGTATTGTGTGAATGAAACTAAGTCGTCACCGCCTGAGCCGCCTGATTCGTTTGCCCATTCTGCATCAAAATCGGTGTTGCTTTTTTTCTTATAAACTTGCCCAGTAGTGCCGCCTGCTACAACGCCCGGCCCAGCGGGTCCTTGTGGTCCTTCAGGTCCTTGCGGCCCTGTTGCTCCAGTAGGCCCTTGAGGACCTGTTGCGCCCGTAGGCCCTTGTGGTCCTGTTGCTCCAGTAGGCCCTTGCGGTCCTTCAGGTCCAACTTCGCCTTCGCGAATCGTACTTGTAGCCATATAGTTAAATCATAAACATAAAAGCCCGAGAGTGTAACACCTCAAATGAGGTAATAAAGGCTAGGAGTGTTAGGGTCTGTTTTAGAAAGAAAGGCTTACGTATGGTTTTGATAAGAGCTTTTTTTGCCCACGCACCCCTAGCCATATTCAGATTAAGGCACGAAACAACTTTTAGAACATTCCATTTTCTGACACTGAGCCTTGCGCTGCGCAATAGGTGTTAGCGTCGATAAGCGTTTGAAGGTCTTCGGGAATATACAACACTTCGGATTGAAGCTCGTGGCTATAAGGTACACCTAGAAAGGTCTTTAGCTCTTCGAAATTTGAGCATAGTGCGGCTTTATCCTCGCAAATGTAGAAACGCCTATCGCCCACTTTGCAGATTAACCTTATGTCTCTTAGGCGTTTTAAATGCTCGGGGTTTTTGAAGTCGTAGTAAAGAACGCTTTGCTCGATACAAGAACCGTCAAAAAACTCCCAACATGTTGTGTGCGTTAAGCCCTCATAGCCCGGACGAAATCTTAACTCTTGCTCGATAAGAGGACCATGGTCTAAAGAACTACATGAAAAAAAGAGTGAAGCCGAGCAAAGCCATAAGGATAGCGAGCACCAATACGATAAGAACTCTTTCGTCATTTTGTTGCTCTCGCATTTTGCGCCTCGGCTATCGCCGCTCTTAGAATAATTGCATATTCTTTTTTTAAGCGAACTATTTTTTTGTCGTTTTGTTTTCCGTAAGGCTTGTCTAGTTCTTTTAAAAGCTCAAGCTCAAGAGCTGTTGCCCTATCCAAATACTTCTTAGCCTCTTTGGTGTTCACCAATTGGAACACCTCTTTGGCGAGTAGAATGCCTGAAGTTATTAGGTCCATAGACTGCACCTCTTTATCTTTTTTCGTTTGATAGGACTAGAATCATTCCCTTTAGCTCGTGTATGTCGTTAGAAACTTTTAAGTGGTTATCGTAGTTTTCTTTTCTTACTTGCTTAAGCTCTTCATTTACATCCTTCATAAAGACGTTGGCCTTTTGGGATACGCCTTTGATATCCCCTTCTATTTCTTCTTTTTCTTCTTTGTTTAGCTCTTTATTTTCTTTGAGCTTTTCTTTAAGAACTTCGACTTGAAATCTCAGGCGTATGTATCCGTAGATTGTTAGACCAATGAAAGCAATAACCGGCCACACTTCGCTAGCTTCTCGTAGAGTTTCGCGAAGTGCGTTCATAGAATTACTGTTGAATTTCCTCTACTGTGATCGATGAGGCCATCGCGCCTGCGTAATACCTACCGCCGCTGACACCGTTAAGGGTGAGCGTGGAAGCTGTTCCACACCCTGCGCGAATTTTAAAAGTAATGCTCGCCGTAGTCCCCGCAACCATGGTGTGGGTCAAAGGGATGCTTTCCGCATTACTCGCGACTATAGAAGTAAAACTCGCAGCGAGAGCGTTAGCTATAGAATCTTGAAACAAAGCCATAGCACAGACTGCACTACCTGAGGACCCGAAATTTCCGATAGCTTTTATTCTTAAAAGATTAGTCGCACTTTTAGGTGCGTAACTTACGGTGAAAAATTCTGTGCCTTCAGTGTTTTGAATCGCGGTATCATCCGTCGGAATTTGTGTAGACCCCGTGGCCACGGCACCCGTTTGAAAATACGTACTTCCTACAACTGCGCCCACAACAGTAGCGGGTGAGTAAATCGGTTGAACAACAGGCATTTTAAAATCTGTGCTTTGTTTAGAACATCTTAAAAAATATGCGTTATTCGATTGCCCTACGCTATCTGTGATTGTTTTTATCTGAACACTTGATGCACTAACCGCAGAAACTATAGCAAAAACACCTGTAGCGGCACTTGACACTGTAGCTGTACATACCGGCGCGACACTAAATGTGTTTGCAATAAAAGTACACGTTGAATCCCCTGTTCCATTACGAACGCAGTTCCCATTTATCCAGTCTATGTTTTCGCTATCAACTGTAGCAACAGAGCCGTCAACCGTTACTTTTGCAGAAAAGTCATTCTCGTTTTGAGCGACTTTGGGAATTGATTTATAAACTTGAACGCTTTGTTTGGCGTCCACGCTTGATTTATTACAATGAACGTACATATCGTAAGCTGTAGCTGTGGCGTCATGCCTAACAGTTTCAAACACGACTACTGAGCTACTTACCGAGTTGACCATAGCTATAGCCCCGTTTGTTGCCGTCGGTGTCTCTATCGTAGCTACACAAACAGGAGCAACAGAAAATAAACCTGAATTAAAATTACAAGTAAACTCGTTAGTGCTAGCTACGGAACAGTTCCCGTTAAACAAATCGGTATTTTCTAAACTTACAATTCCAGTACTCGAAATTTTCGCGCTAAATACATCCGGTAAAGTAGTTTCGCCGAGCATAGACAAGCCGCCCATGTACCAAGAATCTGTGTACATAACTGTGTGCGTACCTGCGCTTGTTTGTTTAATTTGCGCATAGATAAAACCGTCGTCAGCATCACCACTTACTTGAGCCGCTGTTGGGCAAGGGAAAAACACGCTTTCGTATCCGGGAGCGCTAAGAGCTTTTAAAGCTAAAGAACCAAGTAACTCGTTGTCTCTGTTGTAGACTTCAAAAGTTGTAAGCGCATCGCCGCCTTTATAAAGAACTCTTGCTTCACACGCTTGACCATAAAGCGCTGTAGGCACCGCAACGGTTTTTGTTCTTACATAGCCGCCGTTTGTTGAAATAAGAATACTTCCGCTAGCCGCTCCGTAAAGTACGTTTGCCGCTGTAGTGGTCGCGGTCAAAGTCGCGCTAGAAGAAAGCCAAGAGTTTTTTCCATTCTCGAAGCCGGGGTTAATAATTAAGTTTCTCTCAGAGTAGATTGATTTATCTACTTCCGTGAGTGCCGCAAAAGCGGTCGAGGTTAAAAGTAATAGACCTAAAAGAATCTTTTTCATAAATTAAAATCTCACTTCCGTTAAACTTGGTACAAAACGAATATCGTCCGTGTCGGTGTCAGTGTCACGATACAACGCGACCTTTATCATATCTCCGGGCGTCACGTTCACACCGTTAATTTGACCCGTAGAACTTGTGATATCTAGTGTTGTCATTCGTAACTGTTTTGCAACAGTGTTTGTCAAAGCCGTGTTTGTTGTAGTTCTTTGATTCGTCGTAGAATCGAAAGCGTCGAGCCCGTCTCTTACGAGAGTAGACTGTGCTTTTAAGAGCTGGGTGTTTGAAGAGCTAGGGCTGTAGTGCCCAACTTTTGCTGTAATCTGACGACCGCTCACGTACCCTTCAGGTACTTTTAAAAAGAGATTCAACTTAGAAGTTGAGCCCGCTTCAAAAAGATAAACAAGGCCGCCGTTTTCTTCGCTAGTGGTAGGTGCGTCGCCGGGGTTTTCTTGCCATTGGGCACCACTCCCGCCGCCGCCGCTTGATGCAAGAATTTGTATAGCCTGTCTTAGCTGAGTCGTGTCGTTTGTAGGATAAGCGTCAGCTTGATCTAAACTTAGACCCGCGTATTCGATTAAGCTCGCTATTTCCTCTTGAAGAATGTTTAACCAATCGCTTCCCAAAACACTCGCAGGTGTTGAGGTCGCGGGGTTCCCATCCGTGAATAAATTACTAGGTGCGGCGTCTGTTCCGGCATTTCGTCTCATGTTCTATTAACTCCCATATATGTACTGCACACTTATGTGTGCGGGCACTGCATTGTCTATTACACATTCAAGCTCAGTATTTTCAAATGTCCTAAGCCTATCACCCGCTCTATTTGTCCCAGCGCGAAAAACGTCTAAGACAAAAGTGTCGGTTATAACCTGAATCCAAAAGAGCCATAGCACTCCGTAAAGCCTATCCCCGCAACGGGAAATCCCGCACCTGAATAAATCCACACCCGGCTCTTCAATCGTTATCGTGTAGCCAAGTGTCGCGGCTAAGGCGATTAGAAATTCTTTGGAAAAAGTGTTACCGCCTCTCGCGGTGAGCTTTCTTAAAACTACCGCGATGCGCTCGGCTATAGTGCCTTCAAGACTTGAACACTCGTCGGGGATGCCAAGCATAGCTTCCCAGTCCTCTAAAAGTTCAAAAGTTTTTCTTGGGTCCGTTTCTTCGAGTAAATCTTTCGCCCTAGATTCAACACGCGATAACTCGACACCGATACCCTCGTTAGTTTCAAAAAAGAGACTCCCGCTTTCACGATTCCAAGCACGACCTTGCGGCCAGTGGTTAATCATAAAAGCGCGAAAACGAGAAATTAAATCCAAGTGATTGTCCCCATAGTGTAAAGGTTCCCCGCACTTGCAACGGCATCGGCGGCGGGCACTGTCACGTCGCTATCGACTTCGCCCGCTGCGGCTGACACCGCTTCGCGAATTTGTGAAAGATAAATAGTCCCGCCCGGCTCAGCCACGCGTTTGATTAAGTCTTCAAGCTCAGCTTGAACAGCCGCACGAATCGCCGCCGTGTCGGGTGTAATCGAAATTGTAAAATTTAACACCTGTTGAGTCGGTCCCCAAACAGTCACGTCAGCCCCGATGGGTCGAACACTGTCTATGTAGTCTTGAACGTCGGAGATTTCTCCGGCACTTGGAAAAATAGAGCCTGAATCATTGTCCCTGACAAATGCAACGCCCACGGTTCCGTTGCCGTATTGCGAAGGGTAAACCCACACGCGTGTAACACCGGCGACTTCTTTTGCCCAAAATTCATAGTCAGAAGCGGTGCCGCCTCTTGGGGGATTTTGAATTTTTGCGAGGATTCTCTCGCGCCAAGCTTCTAAGCCCTCTTCGTCCGTGCCGCCGGTTATCCCGTCCGGCTCGACCGCACCTTCAGAAGTTATGCCCACTATGGGCGAAATTAAAGTGAGAGCTTCACCCGAAAGCATGTTGCCCGTGTCGCCCGCTGTTAAACAAACTACGTCCACAACTACGACGCCGCCCGATACCGTGCCGTCAGCTTGTACTTCGAAGAGCACGCCGTCGCTTCTTTGCATTTGAGTAAGGGCTGGGAGTATTGTTCCGTTAGTGCCCGTAAATTCTACTTCACCGCTTGCGAAACTCGCCGCAAGTCTTGGGACTTCCCAAATAGAAGCGTGACGAGAAAGATTGTCTTTTGTTTGATCGACGAAAACTTCTTTAGAAATGTAGTCGAGATATCCATAGGTTGAATAAACCGCGCCGCCGAAAGCTGTTCCCATTGCGCGGATAACTGAGCGACGAAGGGCTGTTGCCGTGCCTAAAATTCTAGTCGATAAATCGCTAACGACTCTCTCGACGATTTCCGCAAGTGTCGGTCTACTAAAAGCCATATTTATCTAGTCCCTTCGACTTTCCATTCTTTGTCAAAAGCGTAGTTAAGTTTTTCCCCGTCGGGCTTTTGAATCTTAATATCAAGGCTCAAAAACCCAGTGATGGGAAAGCTCGCTTCAACTTCGATTGTCGCAGCAATTTCGTCGTCAATCATCCATTGGAGTGCTTCTTTTGCATATTCGACGGCCCGCGTGAGAGTGACTTGTGTTTGTTTTTCACGTTCTAAGAGCCACAACTTTGACCCCCAAGCGTCGCCCACATTCTCGATAAGCTCCGGCGCATCGCCGAACCAACCGCGCTGACTTTGCCCTAAAAGCACGTCTTCTTTGTTCACGCGTTTATCTGTGAAAAGGGAAATGATAACCGCAGTCCTCAAGCCCTCGTCTTTTTTTAAGTCGCCCGAAAGGGTAGCGAAATCAAAAGTGTCGCCTCTCTCGGAGCGTGTAATTTCTAAAGCAATATCACTCATCTTATGTCACCTGCACGTCAGCCACGCTTGTTAAGCCGCCGACATCAAATTCAGTATGTTTATGGGTGTTGTGGGCTGTTTTAATCTCAGCGATTTTGCCGCCGATGTTAGCCGTAGGTGCGCCGCCGCCCGTTTGGGCAACAGTCGCCGCACTCACAGTCGCGGGACTTGTAACACCCGCCGTGGCTGTAGCCATTCCCGTTAAAAGTGAAGTCCCCACAACTTCTAAGTTACCACCAATTTTTGCATTGCTTGAAGTCTCAAAAAGCGGGCATGTCGCTAGCACTTTGGTGTTAGCTTTTGCTTCAATAACCCCGCCCGTTTTGATGTATACATATTGACCCTCATCGTCATAAAGCGCGACCTTTCCAGAAGAGACTTTCATGCGGTATCTGCGGTCGTCGGTCGCTATCACTATGCCGTGAGATTTATCGCCGCCCAAAAAAAGCACCACGCCTTCGGCTCCCACTTTTGGGTTAGAAGCAAAGCCGTATTCTTGAACTCGCTCGATATCGTCTAGCACCTCTTCGGCGTTCACCATAAGCTGAAGACGCTGAAGTCCTTTTGAATCATTCACCGCTTTAATCACGGCGCGCCCGACAAGATTTAAAATTCTATTTCTCATAGAATTAAGAATTTTATTTAGGATGCTAAGTTTCAATCCTCGCCCCCCATAAAGATTTCGTCTTTGTCTGTCACTTCGGGAACAGGGATATATGCGTCTTTTCGTTTAAGTCCGAAAGTTGTGAAGCTTCCGTTTTCGTCTTGGCTGTACGAAATATCAGAAATTAAAAGCTCTTCGTTTTCTACTCCAAGCGGGGGCGCAATCACGCGCACCAATTGATTCTTTTTCCAAAGAGAGCCGTCGCTTTGTCTGAAGCCTTGAACAGTGACAGACACACGCTTGGCTCTCGCGGCTCTTGTGGTCGCTTCAAATTCTGCACGAGTTTTTGCCTCGGCGTTTGTCATGGCGTTGCCCGCCGAAATCACAAGCGGGCGAAAGCGAGGGACGTTGCTATCTGTTGCACGTCCTAAGACTTGAAAGCCGCCCACACCGTCTAGCTCATTATTGTTTTGTGCTTTAACTTTATAAGTTGAAAAACGGTCTTTAGAGTCAAAGCTCGCATTACAACTAATAATGTTTTGGCCGAGAGTTAGGCCGCTAACTGAATATGCTTTTCCGGGTGTAGATATCTCGACTTGCCCGTCGGGAGTAGAAATAAGAAGCAAGCCTTTTTGCTTAGCTCTCTTATCTAAAATTTCAAAAGCTGTTTCACCGATGCCCACGCCCACTTTACTAATTACGGGGCCTGTTGAGACACCACTTAAAAGCGAAAAGGTTATCCCAAAAGGACTTGCGAGTTTTTTGCAAAGGTCTTCGAACTTTATACCCGTGAAATCAGAAATGCCGATATCAACGCTACAATCAACCATGTCAGAAGCCTTACTTCGTCCGCTAACTTCGATTGTTCTTTCATCTTTGGATATACTTGTTTCGATTGAATCAACATACCCAGTCAATAGTTTTTCTTCGTCGATGTAAACTTCGCAAAGGTCGCCGTCTTTTATCGGCCATCTTGTATCGCCCCAAGAATCTGTGAGACTTAAACGAAAACCCGAAGCAATTGTTTCAATGCTTTCTTGAATAGAAAACGCCTTCCAACCCTCATAAAAAACTGAGTTGATTTTGAGGCGGGCCTTATTAGCCATTCGTAAACCTCAAGGCTTTTAGTTCTTTGTTCGCGGGCATAAAGCCCGGATGCGCAACACCGTTTCTTTCCACAAGGTCCGGCTCAAGCTCAAGAGATTCATATAAATCATAAGCGACGGCAAGACTTGGAAGCTGCACAACATTTTCAAAAGTTACAATGCGCGGAAGCCCCTGCGCGCTGCTAGGGATTGCTTTTATAACTTCGTGGCGTAAGCGGTAAAATCCCGAATAAACATCGTCGTCTTTTGTTCTATTTAGAATCTCGTCGATTAAATCAAGAATCTCATCGCGAGAAAGCTCAGCGTCTTCATAGCTAGAATATAAACGGTCAACAGCTTCGGAAGCCATGAGGCCCACGGTTAGCTCAAAGTTTAAATCCCTCAAAGCGCGATTGTTTTCGCTCTCTGTTGTTCGGCTAGTGGTCGTCATATTTGAAGTGTCGAAATCAACACCATAGCGAGTAATGCCTTTAAGAGCTAAGCGCATTTGACTTGAGCCGCCCGGCAATACCGCTAGAAAATTATTTAGAGTAGTCACAAAGTTTTGAGCAACACGCGAAGGGGTCGCGGCTATGGTCCTAATGTCCGCTTTCATGTTGCGAATCTGATAAGTGTAGTCGGCTAGTTTTTCAGTTATGCCGTTTACCTTTTTAGCTTGCCCATCCACGACGTCAGTAAAGCCGTCGATATTGCTTTCGGCTGAATCAAAAACAAAACTCGGCGCATCGGCCACATTGTAAATCTTTTCAAATGCTGCGCTTGAAACACTCTGAAGCTCTTCGATTGTAGATTTTAACTTAGAGCTAGGGTCAATGGAACTTGTGGGGTTTTCTTGAAGCCCTACTTCTACAAAAGAAATCGAAAAATAAGCGATGCCTAATTCCGACTTTGACTCTCTTAAAGAAAAATCTGTGACGACGACGTTTTTAGTCCCAAGGTAGGGATGAATTAAAGTCTTTTCCCCCTCGTCTTCGAGAATGATTAAAAGCGCGTCTCTTTGCCCTTCGTAGTTTTCACCTAAAACGTAAGCTTCAAAAGAAAACGCTCGGCGCTTGCGGCCTAAGTCTTCGGAGTAGTTTACGTCTTTATAAGGGTATTCATGCACGACGACCCTTCGGCCCCCGTCGTAATTTGTAGAATCAACTAGAAACGGAACACCGTTAAGTGTTGCCTGTTGATATTTTTTAGCTAGTAAGCTCAAAACGCATAACCTCGCTCGACAAGTAAGCTCTCAAAACCTTCGGAGCTTTGATTAACTTTTGCACCTTTAGGCATATTGGAAAAATTCACATTGAGACTAGCCGTCGCATTGTTCGTTTGAGACATGGGCGCTTGAAGAAAATTTCTTTGAGCGACGGGCGCAGGTCCCATGATTTTAGAGCTAATGCCTCGTAGATTTTCCATTGAGAAAACCCCGCCCCATGCGTTTTTAATTTTAACAATGTAACCCCAAATATCACTGAAGAGATTTTTTATCGGCTCCCAGTATTTCATAACAAGACCCGCAGCTACAACTAGGGCCGCGCCGATTAAATAAGCTTTTACTGACACCGCTGCGAGTATGGGAATAAGTGGACCAAAAATCGCGATGAAAGTTGTCCCTATAGCTATTAGCGAAGCTAAAAACGGGCCGGCTAAAATAAGAGAAACACCTAAGAGCGCAAGCTTTAATCGCCCCATGTTTAAAGTCATTTTGCCGGTAGCGGGGTCAAGCGTACTGAAAAAACTCATAAAAGCTTTTAGCGCGCTTGTTAGAAACTTAAACGCCGCCGGAAGTTCTTTTCCTATCGCTGTGAAAAACTCTTTTATTTGAGCTTTATTCTCAGTCAAAAATTGAGAAAGAATTTTAAGCCCTTCGGTAAACCCATCAAGCATAGCCGAGCCTGCGATGTTTCTTAAGTTCCCCATAAGCGCATAGAAAGCTTGCAATTGATTTTTAAAAGCGTCGCCGCGTTTGATTTCGTCTTCGCTTAAGACAAAGCCGCCCGCTTGAGCGGTCACGTCTTGAAAATCTTTTATGAATGGGACTAGCTCACCAAATTGTTTGCCGAAAAGTTTCATCCCTACGGCATTACGTTTTGAGGCGTCGCCGATTTTAGCGAGCTTCCCTAAGACCTCTTCAAGAGCTACATCTACTTTTTTACCTTTGATTGAAACTCTCAAAGCCCCAAAAGTTTTTGCGAGGGCTGAGTTTCCTAGTTTTGCTTCGCCCAAGTTTTTTGTGAACTTGTCGAAAGTAGAATTTAAAATCTGTTGATCGACACCGGCGAGTCCCGCAGCAATCGAAAGTCTTTGGTAGCTTGCAACACCAATGCCCAAACGGTCGGAGCTATCTTGCACATTGTCCGCAAAATCTGAAAAGCCTTTTGATAAAGCAAAAAGCCCGCCGCCGCCAAGACCGGCCAATGCGCCCACTCTTAAGAGTAGACCTTGGAACTCACTTGAAGCATTGCTAATCGCACCGCCGAAGTTCCCAACAGCTTTACCTAATTGATTAAAACCACTTGCGCCTTTTAAAAGGCGAAAAGAATTGTTTAATTTTCCTAGTCCTGAATTAGCAAAACGCTTATTGATTTCTTTGAATTGAGCCGTGGCCTTATCTGTCGCGGAAACTACTACCTCAAGGCCAACTTTTTTATTTTTTGCCATTTTGAGCTTTTGCTAATTCCTTTCCGACCTCTTCAGCCCGGTCTAACCAAAATTTTAAATCGTCAGCGTTAAACCTCTCGACTTCACTCGGCGGCCAATGAAAAAAATAAGCAAGAGAGCCTATGCACTCTCGCCAATTTCGAGGCCACCGACCATAAAAACCGATACAGTTTCGAGCACCTTCATGTAGTCCTTAAGGCTTAACTTATTCATCACGCTGGGCGGCTGTTTACACAACACGCCCGCGAGGTCTAACAAGTCACCTTGTTTCGGCTCTAAGGGAAGGCCGCGCATGTCTTTTGCGGTAGGCTCTGAAAACTCAAGCTCGGAGATTGACTCCGAGCCATGTTGTATCGGCTTAAGAAGTTTAACTTTCACTTAAGCTACCTCGTCAGCGTCTAAGCCCTCAAAGCGAGCTTCGATTTCTCCCTCTTCAGTGGTGACGTTGCCGTCAGCCGCCCAAAAAGCGTCGCGAAGTACAATGACTTTGCCGTTTGCTAGTTCCAAAGTAAGCGTTGAATCTTTGGTGTTTACCAAAGCTTTCAAGTCTAACTCAGAGCTATCAGTGATTGACCCTTCAACGAAAGGCGCTTGAGGCATTTCTTTGTAGCCATGAACTTGATCGGCTCCGACAACAGCTTCGCGCTTAGGTTGTCCGAGGTTATAAGTCCATGAGCCTTTCATGCGAACTTGTTCGCCGTTAATTTTTCCAAAAAGTATTCCACCGACTCTTTCAGCCATAAATCACATATCCCTTTCGTTATTTCTCTCTGATTTAATCATATACTCATAAGCCTTTCGAACGCTATCAAGTGTGTCGCCAAGTAAGCCAATACCAGTGTTACACTTACGGCAAAGCACGCCTCGAATTTTTTTCGTGGTGTGACAGTGGTCAACATAAAGCTTTTTACCGTCCGAATTTTCAGTACGTCCACAAATGGCGCAGCTATTGTTTTGCTTCTTAAGCATTTCAAAATATTGCTCAAGAGTAATTCCATACTGCTTAAGCGCATACCGTTTGCCGTGCTTTTTATAAACTCTTTGGCTAATAGCGCGCTTCCATTCTGGGCCTTTTTTAATCCGATACTCTTTCGCTTGCTCAAGAGCTTTTTTGTGATCGCGATAATAAACGGATTTTTTATACTCATTACGGCACGGCTTACATAGCCCGGAGCCGCGTTTGACAATGGAAGGTAAAAAACATTTAGTTTCTTTCTCTTCATTACATCCTGAGCACTTAATCTTTCCATTTACTACCGCCATTCACTTTATAAAAGATATTGAATCTGAACTCCAAGCACGACTAGACCGTTAATGAGGTCGGGCGACATTCTGATATCTAAACGGTTAGGGTCACTAGAATTGATTTCAACAATCAAGTCATTTTTGAATTGGTCAAAACCTTCAACCAAGCCTTTAAGCTCCCACTCTTTAAAGATATTAAAGCACTCAGCTTTTGCTACCTTTGGAGTGATAACCGCTTGGCCGGGACCAAAACGAGTACCGTCTTTCGCAAGTTTGTGGCGCGGGTAGCGCGAAGTCATACGAACTTTGAAGCTGTATCTCAAATAAGAGAGAGTCAAAAGCACGTTGATATCGAGATACGAAATGTCGGGAACTGAAAAAGCATTTAACTGATAAGTTGTAATAGCTCTTTCAATTTGAACAACACCGCCGGGGCCTACATTCAAAGAAGCAATCCCGTCGAACAACAAAGTGTTGCGCTCGGACCAAACGAATCTGTCAGCTTCCGAAGGTGAAAGAACACCCGCGAGCTGCAAAGTTTGAAAAGGTCTTGCTGGGTCGATAGACCCTTGAAGCGCAATAACTCCCGCAATAGCCGCCGCAATTTCTTCGGGGGGCGTTGGGTATTTATAAGCTCCAAAGATTGAAGAGTGTTTAGAGTTTCGCGAATTTCCGAGAGTGGTTAAGTTTCCAACTGTATCGGAAGCTGCGGCAATCATCACGCCTTCGTTTTGGCGAATCGGTCCCCAGCGGTCTAAAAGCTCAGCTTCAAGAGCGGTGAGAGACGTTGCATCCACATAAGGGTTAGCAATAACGTGATATTGCTCTTCGCCCATTGCGGAAATTAAGTTAGTCAAAACGGGGTTAGTCGCACCACTCGCCATAGCTACAATCGCAACAGCCACGCCCGCAGGTGTAGCTTCATCGACTTGGTAGTTAAGGCGAAGGTCAATTTTATTCCCGTTAGTGCCTTTATTTTTTGCGGTAACAGTCACCACGTTTGTAGCAACACCCGCAGTTACAGGTAAATCAGTCGCAGCGTTAATAGCCGCGCCGATTGCTGTAGCGATATCGTTTTGTACGTCGCCGCTTGCAACAGCGACTTGTACAAGTTGGCCGCCGATGTAAATAGATAAAGTTCCCGCTGCACTTGCGGGGCCGGTCACTGTGAAAGTTCCGGTAGCCGCAACACCTGCGCCGTTATCAGCAACAGGGATACACCACACTTCAGTGGATTTATTGTTTTTGAACCACTTAACAAACATGCGATGAAGCATAGAGCCTACGCCGAAAAGTGATTTCGCTTGATCGGCACTTGTCACCAAAACAGGCACTTCAACTGTGGCTGAGCCTGCGCTTGTTTTTTGCCCAATGATTAAAGCTTTGTAAACTTGAAGAGCTAAGCCTTGAACTGCGCGAGAGTTGTCAAACTCCGCATAAAACAAAGGCACCCTAATGTTGCTTGGGATTTCATTAAAAGAAATAGTCATAACTTATTTTTCTCCCTCTTTTTTAACTTTCTTTTCAGGGGCCTTTGGTGCCTCTGCTTTTTCCACACTTTTGACAAGCTCGACATCCCCGTCTTTGAGGCGTCGCACCCAATAAGTGCTCATTTCCACTATTTTTCCCTCTATTGGGAGAATCTGTTTTGTCTTTTCGTCCCTGACTAGAAGTCCCTCTTTTGGCTTTACAAAAACTCTTTCCATTTTCTTTCATACTCCCTTAGAACGCATCCACGTCCGCAGTGCCTTCCATTGTCGGAGCGTCTTCAACACCTCTTTCAATAGTGAAATCGGCACCCTTGTAGGGTTTTAAATTTTGAACGTCCGGCGCATAAGTAAAATATAGAGCCTCAAAGTTTAAAATCGCCGAGCCGGTCAAAGTGTCCCCTTCGGGTTTTTGAATTAGGTCGGTCGAAACTAAGCGGCAATCACTAACCTTGCAATTTAAAGTCTCGTCTACATGTATGGCATTTTCAACATCAAGACAGATTTCGTCTAAAGTATCGTCAAGTTTTTCGTCACCTTGCACCACAACTTCAACAGCTATCGTGAGAGTGCGCTTCAATCGACGAGGCGCTTCGTCCATTACTTCAGAAGTTTCTTGAAGGGTGTAAACCCCAAGACCGGGAAGCTCTTCAGATTGCCAAATAGGACGAAATCTATTTTTTGAGAATGATACTACGTTAGGGACTTTTTCTTTAAGAATGGCGAAAACTGAATCCCTGATTTCACGTCTAGGGTGCAATAAGTCTCCGCTCATACTTTATGCAAGAAAAGTCTCGCCCCCCCGTGTACATCCTTTTGAACTTCTATGATTCTAAATTTCTGATCTTGCACAAAAACCATGTCCCCGTTTTGGGGGCTTTGTGGAAGGTCAGAAAGTTTGACTCCAAGATTCGGAACTAAACTAGAAACAATCGCTTGCGTGTCGGGGTCCACGGCTTTGTACTCGTTATCAAAAATACCGCGAACGTCAAAGCCGACACCTACTTTTGGGATGTATTTAAACGTGCCAGTTTCACCGACTCCAAATGTGTTCATACAGTGGTCGAGCACTCGCTCTGTCTTTGAATCCCATGTCATAAAGTAGAAATGGGGCCGAAGGTGCTAGCCCTTCGAACCCCACCTTGTTTCCTTATCTATTAGTCAGCTTGAACGTGTCCGTTAAGTTTAACTTTTCCTAAAACATCGCCCGCGCCTGAAGCTACCGCTTCAATTGCAACGCCAATGCATACGTGAGTTGACGCGACTTTAGTACACCACTTGTTAGTGTTGTCCCAATAAATCTTGTCGCCTACAACCCAAGCTTGGGAAGCGATTTTAGTTAATTCGAAAACACCTTCGGTTACAAATTCGCCCACAACGCCGTTAGCGAGAGTGGTCGCAGCTACTCCGAAAATGGCCGCGCCGATAAGCGCACCCTTTCCAGAATCAACAGCGTAAGGCGCTGCTAGTGTGAGTGATTTTCCGTCTTGAATGAAATTTTTCATTTTCTAATTTCTCCTATTACTTTCTCAATTAAGCGCCTGAAGACTTATACATGCCACGGTAGTCGATAGCTTTCGCTGCGAAATCGTGACGTGCTTTGACTTTAATCCCGTCAATTTCAAAGCCCATTTGTGTCTCAGTGTAAACGCCTTCAGCGCCGTCAAGGTAGCAGTATTCAACTGTGTCGATGAGGCTAGGCTGAGCCGCGAGATACCAAACAAGAGCACTTGTGTCGTCGAGACGAGGCTCAACTACAAGACCCATAGAGTTTTGGAATGGGTTAGCGTTTGCGCCTTGATCGGGAACAATCCCTTGGTTGATGTATTGCTGAGCAACAGTTTCAAGTGCTGCGGGAACAATCAAGAAAGCGGGGCGAAGGTTAAGAACGCGAGCGCCTGCTTTTTGTTTTCTCATAGCTGCACGACCTGCGCCAAGATTAGCGACGTTGATAACGCCTGTTCCAAGGTTAGCGTGTGTAGCGTGGAAAAGAGCAACGCCGTCGTTCATAGCTGCGTTGGCTGTGAGAATTGCATAAACAATGTCACTTTCCAAAGCTGCCGCTGCGATACCTGCGCCCGCTGCCATACGGTCAAACGCGCTAAGGTCGTCGTTGATGATTGCTTGACGAGAAACGCCAACAATCCCAGCGTAAGAAGCAAGAGCGTAAGTCTCTTTGTCTTCACTTACAGTTTTGCTTTGAATTTCACCATGCTCTAACACTTTTGTAAGAGTAGGGAAGTTGTTTAATTGAGTGCGTGTGATGTTTTTGAAATCACTCGCTGAAGCTCTTTTTGCCCAAGGCAAGAAAGTCTTAGGACTTTCATCGTATGCGCTGCGAAGAGACTTGTTAATCGCGTCAGCCAAAATGTAAGGGAAGTCAGAAGTAGTATGAAGCGCACGACCTACTAAGTCCATTGCGTTCATTCCTTCGTGGTCAACACCTTCGATTGAAAGAGCTTTGCGAGCCATTTCTTTCAAAGTGAATCCCGCGAAACGACGACTCATTTCAGTCATCTTGAATTTTTGCGGGGCCGCTCTATGAAGGATTGCTTCAGTCGCAGCTTTGCGGAAAGTGTCTCTTTCGTCTCTCACTAGGGTAACAGTTGAATTTTGGCTTTTCACGTCTACTTGTCCTTTCGCCATTTCGTCGAAAATGGCCTTTCTAGCGTCGTCTAATTTAGCGCCGCTTTTAATAAGTTGTTCGATAAAATTTTCTGGAAGCTTAGCAAGTTTGCCGGCTTTAGTGATTTCAAGAATCCTTGATCTCTCACCTTCGGCACCTTTTTGCTCAACTTCAGACATGTCTTGCGCTTCGCTGCTTTGTACAGGCTCAGACGCGGGTTGTTCTTGTACTGGGTCCATATTTGAACTCTCCTCTTTTGGTTCCTGCGCAGCGGGTGCGCTAATTTCTTCTACGGGTTTTTGTTCTTCAACTACATCCTGCGATTTTGTTTTCACTATCTCGACCTCATTCATTTCTATAGATTCAGCACGTTGCCTCATCATTGCGGTATAGTCCGCAGGGATAGCGACGACACTTGCTTCGAAAATCTCCCAATCAATAGCACGCAAAGTCTTTGGCGACTCAACACCTTTTGGTGTTTCGTCGCTATACTTATGCACGCGATATCCAATTGAGATATTTTTTAAAATTCCAGTTTCGATTTTTCTCAAAATCGTTTCAACATCGGGCGTGTCCGCGAAACGCAAAATTGCTTTTGCCTCTTCACCGTCAACCCAAAACTTTTCTACAACACCGAGCACGTCCCCTAAGTCTTTCACGCCGCCGAAAAATGCGGTGCCATGATTATTTAGAACAGGCGCGCCGCCGGTCATTATTCTTTCTTTACGAATATGTGCGGGGTCCATTGAAAGAATCTCTTGGTAACTTCCATAACTCCAATTGTATCTATCAACGGGAAGTGTCGAAGTGAGTACACATTCAACAGTGCGGTTGTCCTTATCAAAAGTTTTTGGAACAAAAGACGCCTTAACATCAAGCATCGGAGAATTTATTTTTTGTTCTTTTTTACTCATATAAAAGAGATAGCTCAGCACTCAGTGTGGGCAATAAAAGAAATTTTCTCAATAGCCCTTGCAATTTAATTTTTACGCGTCGCTATCTACTTCCGACTCTTCGTCTTCAGTTTCGGGTTTTTTACTTGTATTTGACCCCGAACTTTTGACACCTAAGTCTTGTCGTGGGTCGGTATCGAGCACTAGACCTAAAGCATCAAGTTTCTTTTGGTCGTCCGACATTTCCTTCATAACCTCTTCAGGCTCATATCCACTTTGACGTATCGCTTCAGAAAGAGACATGAATCCACTTCGGACTTGTGACTTTTGAGCTTCAGTTTCTTTCACGGGGTCAATCATTTCGCGTTTAGGTGCGGTCCATATAGACACCACTTTGTCGCTTCCATAACCCGCGATTGCCGCCGTTTCGGTAAACCAACGCCACACGGGAATACAAAGACGAGGTAACACTAGGTGCGCTCGCCATTGATCTATGTTTCTTTGAAACTCTTGCCATCCCATACGACCACTAGAAAAGTTCACTTGGCTATAGTCGTTAGTTAGAATTTCATAAGTCACACCAATGCCCGCGCTAATTGCGCGAAGTTGGGCGTTTGTGAATTGCGAAAAATCTCCGCTTGTCGGGGGCGTTGCGAACTCAACACCATAACCGGGCGGGAGTTGTTCAATAACCGCCGGCTCGACTTTTTCCCCGATTGCCGGAGTCGCTTTGCCTGTTGCGAGGTCAATAGAGTCGGGAGCCGTGACAAATGCCGTGAAGCACGCGCTCACCTTTTGTCTGACTAAAGTAAAATCCGAGTAGTCAGATAAGTCTTTAAGCTTGAGCATGATCGGTGCCATCCAAGGCACGCCGCGAACTTGTCCGGGGCGGTCTACTCTAAACAAATGCAAAATGTCTTCAGCGGGAACTCTCTTTGAAGTCATGCCGCGAATTGCGGGCACGCCTGTTGTGTCGCCCGGATGCCTGTCGAATAAATAGTAAGCCACACGTTGCCCAAGAGAATTAAACTCAACACCTTGAACTGTGATATTTCCATTTGAAAAAACTTCGCCGTCGTGTCCCATGCCGTCGATAAAATCCGGCTCCAAAACTTGAAGCTGCATAGGGACGTTTAAACCAAAATCACCCGAACGCTTCACCCTGCGAACTAATACTTCGCCGCTTTCGACGATTGTTCGCACAACTAAAGCCTGTATGCCGTAAAAGTTGTTTGTCCCATCAATGTCGCAATCGGTTGAGGTCGCCCAGTCTTGCCATTCAATTTGATAAATTCTTGCGCGACCTTTTGTCTTGGCCATCGCCTTAGCAATAATGCCTTCGCCAATCACGTTAGTCTGAATGGCGTTCACGCAGCGGGTTCCGTAAGCTTCATTTCTTACGAGGTCGCGCGAGCGGTGTTGCAGTACCTGAAGGCTTAGCTTCGTTTCAGTGTTCACAGAAGAGCCGCCCGTTTTCCAGTTTCCTAGACGACGGCCCTTGCTTGCGCCCTCATAACCCCTTTGATTAAATTGCTTTTGAGCTTGCTCATAAACTAAGCGAGCGTGAAGTCTTCGCAAGCCCGCTTGAGGTGCGGCCCACAAGATTGCTTTATCGAGCCAAGTCTCATTCATCGCTAGACCCATCCGTGTCAGTCCCTTTGGAAGTAGACATATAGAGGCGCCTTGCGGTGCCTGTAGTTATCCCAAGTTCTTTGCGCATGATATCTCGAATCCTAATCATTTCATCGAGGCTTCGATATTTCACGGTTTTATCTGAATACGAAATTTCTAAGACGCCTTCAGCGATTGCTTTTTCGATTGCGTCTAAGTGTGCTTGAGTAAATGCCGACATTCAACGAGTAGGATAAACCTAAAAGAAAGCTTTCTACACCGATTCTTTAAACTTTTTTAGGCATAGTGCGCCCATTTCTCACCAATACTCTGACTTTCGACGAGGTAAAAGCCCCGGTACGAAAGGAGCTTTTTCTGTTGTCTCTTCGGTTTCCTCGGCTATTTCCGCTTTCTGCTTTATCCCTAAACTACTCGTTAGGTGTTTCCAATTGTCTTCTTTAAACCTATCCAAGCCTAGCGCCGCCGCTGCTACCCTACAAAGCACATTACAATCTAGTACCTCGTTGCGCTCGCGAACTTTCTCCCAATAGTATTTAGAGAACCCATTCTTGGTCCGGATGCTTAGTTGCTCCGCTGTTAGTTGCTTAAAATACTCATCCCCATATTCGGGAAAGTGACAATATCCCGGCGGGTAGTCTTCGCCGTCTAACGGGCGAGGTAATTTTAACCACCCGTAAAGCTCTGTTTTGGCGACACCAATCCCGATAGGCCATATCTTAAAGCCCCGCGATATGCGTTTACCACCGACGCTCACGTCCACTGCGCTCGGTTGACCCAACATGATCGGGGACGTTTCCACACCTTTTGTGGCCATCACTTTTGAAGGCAAGTGCCTACGACACCAATTGTATACCGCTTGTGTGTTAAAACCTGAATCGACGGCTAGCTTCATTATTGGAACTTGCACACCCGACTCGTGTTCGAAAAACTCATTTAAAAGCTCGTCAAGCTTCGCCCAAGCCGCGCTCGACTCATTTGACGTGTCTCCAATAAAAACCCTGTAGTCGATAGACCAAGACTCTTTACCAGCCCCATAAGCTTTTATCTCAACCTCGATTCGGTCTTTTTGAACGTCGGCCCCGGCTACAAGTATGACGCCCCGCATCGGAATACGCCCTATTTGATATGGCTCGCGCCTTTCATAAATACGCTCCCAATCGGGCGCGTCGCCTTTGTCTTTCCATGTTTCTCCGAGCACTGTGTTTACAAAACCGCGAAGGCGCTCTTGGATTTTATTTGAGTCCTTCCATATTTTTACAGCGTCGGCCCAACTAAACCAACCCGTAGGGGAATACAGCGAGTTAATATGAAAGCTCGCCGTCTTGCCGTTGTTAGCTCCCGGCTCTTTAGCTATCCACTTTGCGCCGTTTTCTTCGGCAAGCATCCATGTTTTGTATCTCTCATGAATATGTTTTTTACATTCGACACATTCAAGCGTGGGCTTCAGTGGGTCTTTTTTGTAGTGGATTCTTTTCCACTCTATTAACTGCAAAGTTTTACAAAACGGACACGGCACGAAATAGCTCCGTTGATCTCCTTGCGCGAACTCTTTTTCTATTTTTGAGCGATTCTGCATTGTGGGCGTAGAAATCAAAAACATCTTGCGCCTCGAAAAAGTTCTAGTCCTAGCCTTCGCTAATAAGAGCGGATCGCCCTCGCCGTCTAGGTCATTAGGATAAGCATCAATCTCATCAAGCAAAAGAAAGCGTGCGCTTAAAGAGCGCAATCCTGTTGCGGAGTTTGCTCCGGTCATTACTAAGATACCGCCGGGAAACTCTTTTGATAAAATTGTGTTTCCAGAATCACGCGACCTAGCTTCTTTTATTTTGATTCGAATGCGCTCGCTCGTATCAATTAGCTGCTCGACACGTTGCCTAGAATATCTCTTAGCCATATCAACCGTGGGCTGCACAGCTAAAATGGGGCCGCTTGTAACGTCGATAATGTACCCAATCCAATTCGTCGCGGCTTCCGTAAATCCAAGCTGAGCGCCTTTCATCACGACCACCTCTTCGACGGGACTTGAAGGAGATAAGCATTTAAAAACTTCCCGCATATATGGCACGCGACTTGTGCGCCAAGGCCCCGGCTCCGCACTCGCTGCACTTGAAAGTACGCGGTAGCGGTCCGACCATTCATCAATGTCGATAAGCTCGTCCGGTGCTAGCCCCAATTGAAAGGCTTCTAAATAACTATTCTTTTTCGCCATGAGATAAAACCTCTAAGACCTTATAGATTTCGTTTTGCAAAGTTTTATGCACTTTAAATTCGTCAGTCTCAGCGGCTAACTCAGCGGAAATTCTTTCAGGGATATTTAAGAGAGTGTCGCGAATTGTCCGGGCTAAATTAAACCAAGTGACTTTCACCTCGTCAGCGTTGACAAGCTTTCCGGTTTTTTCTTCATAGTCTAGTTGTAGAATTTTTGCTGTAAGAGTTTCCCTAACAGCTTTAGCTTTTGCAAAAGAGCCATCACTGGGGGTGGGGGCGTTTTTAATGTTTCCTGAATTGTAAGCCTTACTCTCATCGCGGTTATCTTCCCATGCTTGGCTCTCAGTATTCCAATTTACTTTAGGCGGGCCGACTTTTTGTTTTGTAAGCTTAATGCGCCCATTCTTGATGCCGTCTTGAACAGCTTTAAGCCTAATATCTTTTCGACGTGCGAACTCAGTTACGGTTATAAACTCAGCCATCTTTTTATTTTTTCTTTTTAAGAATAGTTTTAATCGGGAAAATCTTTTTAGCTTTTTTGCCCGTAAAAATCTCCCAGCGTTTAATTATCACTGAACAATAATGCGGGTCTAATTCCATTGTGTTTGATGCTCTATTTAGTTTTTCACAAGCTATTAGTGTCGTACCACTCCCGCCAAAAGATTCAAACACTCTTTGGTCTTTGCGTGTGCTGTTATCGATACAATTAGACAATAACTCAACACGCTTAGTCGTCAGGGGCCTATCAGCCTTATGCGGACGGTCAATCTCCAAAATAGAACTTTGCGTTCTATCTCCGTAAAAATCATGGCTACCTTTTTTCTTCCAGCCAAAAATTATTGGCCGATGCCTATGAAGATAATCAGACCT